ACCTATTTGAGCATCATCAGATTTAGGATATCTTAATCCATTTCCATCTGGAGCTGTCCAATGTCTATAACAACTAGCTACACTAAAAGTAGTGCATGGAGGAGAAGCCCAAATAATATCAGGTTGAAAATATAGATTCTTATAATCAAAAGATAATATATTTGTAACTTCATCTATTTCTCCATATTGAACATTATCAGTTGTGCAAGTATCAAAGCCATAGGTAGCTGCAACATTACTAAAGCTACAACTACCTGCAAAAAGTTCTAATACTTTCATTTAGCCCAATCCTTTATGTAGGCATAATGCTTTCTAGGAGTACCATCATTTTTAAGATTACCTTTAGCTTTATAATCACAATTACACTCCTCTTTATAAATTTCAGATTTGTAATCTCTGTTTAATCTATGCACAGCTTTTCTTAAGTTTCCAGAAGTAGAGAACTCTGGATCTAATGAACAAATCCTGCCCTCTACTTCTAAAATATATCTAATTTTTTTAAACTCTGATATATCTTTCTCTAAAAAAAGAATTTCAGTATAACTATGCTTATTCCTAGCAAATAAACCTAACATTATGATGCTTTCTCAGAACTAGCAATATCTTGAATTTTATCTTTTACTGCTTGTAAGTTAGTAATAGATACATCCTCTTTTCTAATTCCTAGCTCAGTTAAAGCACTAGCAGTATAAAGTCTTGCTTTATCTAGATCTTGAGCTGTACAATCCATAGCAAAATCTTTAATACTATTCATAACAGCTTGTGCCTTATGAGAAATATCAGTAACTAATCCCTCAGCTTCTAATGCTTGTACTTTCTTATCTAAATTAGATTTTTCTGGAGCTGCATCTTTACTAGGAGCAATTCCAATCATTTCCTCAGCTAAAGTAGATTCAGAGAATACAATTCTTAAGCATCTACCATTAGCTTTAGTGTTAGCCATCTCAAACCAAGAATTATGATCTTTGCTTGTTTGCTTTGCATAGGCTACAGCTTTTGGCTCTGTGTCCTCTTTTGTTTCATAGAATGAGCTTTTAAATATTACCCAATCATCTCCATATCCAATCATTTCTGCAATTAATCTGCATTCTGGATATTCCTTATTCATTTTGCTGATGAGTTCATCAACAGTTGTATAGTCCTCTAAGAACTTTGGCATCTGTGCCATTTTCAACCTCCTACTTTTGTTTTACCAATATATTTCATATTATAACAATTATCCCAAGTTGCATTTCCCCATGCTGCAGATTCTGCAACTTGAAAGCCCTCATCTGTTTTATAAGTATATAAATTAATTTCAGGCATATCTATGTTCCAATATAAAAATCTATATTCCCATTTATACTTATTTTTTCTTTTTATTGGATAGAAATAAGACATTAGAAAATATTTTCTTTACTGAGAATCTCTCCTCTGTGTAATCTTGTTTCAAAGTCTGCCTTTTTATTTAGCAGCTTTTCCTCTATCCACATCCAAGCAAATAGAATTGTTATTATTAGAGCTACTACTCCATAAAGAACTAGCCCTAGATAAATCCATTCCTGAATCATCATAATTAATCAACCTCCTTATTTACTATACAAACTTCATTTAATAATTCTGTTCTATCTGTTAAAAAACCTAATTGATTCAATCCTGTTTCTAACATTTTTGCTTTAGTCCAACCTTTAGGAAAAAAGAAATCAATAAAGCAATTTGTTTCAGGATCAGTTAGAAATGTATCAATATTGAATTTACCAATAAAAGTAATTCTAAATTTAGCTTTGCCTCCAATGAAATCCTCAACAAATTGCTTTTGTCCAGAAATCATATCAAAATTATTATCAATAATTGTTGAACTATGATGCAGAGCTACAGCTTCTGTCTTAAACCAACCTTTATTCATTTATATATCTCCTAATCAACTAATACTATTATATTATAAAAATTTGTCTCATTGTCAAGCATTAAAAGTAGAAATTTAGATTAATAAGCTCAAGCCCTTTTACTAGGCTTGAGCTATTTTGAGCAACTGTAGTTGTTTTGATTATAGGTGGAACTAACCCTGTGCCACTCCCTCCCAAAAACCAGAATACTCAATTTAGTAGCATTTAAATATGTGGAGTAATAGGCTATTACCCTAGTTTAATGAGGTGTAGCTAATCCTCTGGTATTAGATCTAATCAACTATCTCTTTCTAAAAGCTACAGAAAAAGTTTATTTGTGTTTAACACTATAAACTAGCCTTATGACAAAATTACACAAACTGTAAAAAATTATTATTTGTTCCATAGCTTTGTTATAGTTAATAAAGAACAGGTAGAGATACTTCATTCACAACCCCTTTGTGTGTGATCATTGTAGCCCTAATCAACCTCCACCTGTTCAACAAAAAAAGAGGAGATACAAATCTCCTCTTTTTTGTTTTGCTACTTGTAACTAAAAGGAAATCAATTGCTTGAATCCCTACTATAAGTTTAGCTTATTTTTTTCTTTGCATAAGTCTTTATAACTGCTAAAGCTGCACCACCACCTGAAATAGCAGCTAATTGTAAAGCATTAGCATCTACTCCTACAAGTGGAGATATAGTTAAAGCTCCAATAAAAGCCTCTATAAAAGTCCAAATTGCTCTTTCAAGCATATCTTTCATTTCATCACTCATACCTTATTCCTCCTCTTTTATTTTTGTTTGTACTTTTTTAAATTGATTACATTTTTTATTAATGCACACAAAAGCATTATTAATTAATTCTAGTTTTTCCATACAGGAATGACATTTTATATTCATGATTGTAAATGAGTTAAATTATTTAACTTGCATTCCCTTTAGTATGATTGTTTGTCTAAGAGCTTTTACTTCTGCTTTTAGATGTTTTATTTCTGTAGATAATATTTCCATAATATCCTCCTGATTCTTAGAAACTTGAGATATATTTACAAGATCATCAGTTGCTTTATTAGAAGTTATAGTGCCATCATAATCAATATAAGTTACAGTTACTTCCTCTCCAGATAGGATTGCATCTCTAATAGGAGGATAAATCTCTTTATAAGCTGTTGTAGAATTGCCAATAAAGTTATCCTGTGAAGTTTTGCCAACAAGTAAGCAACCTGCTGTGTCATCATCATCATTACCTATATGCCACAAAATGTATTCAAAATTAGGTACTTCATTAACATAAATCATTCCTTTATGGAACTCTGCACCAAACTTAGCTAGGTATCTTGTATGAAAGCCACCCTCACTTCTTAAACTTAATTTATATTTTCCTGATGGGATTCTTGTTTCTCCCCATTGTTTTACTGTTCTAGCTTCATCCTCTAATGTGTAACAAAGAAAAGATCTTATATTGTCTGTTACATCAAATAAAAGCCCTGTGGTAAAGTCATCAGAGCTATTAAATCTTAATACTTCAAGTTTCATATTTACCTTATAACTCTTATATTACTCCATTTTTCTGAGCCACCAATTACAAGAGTAAGAACTCCTGCTGAGTTTCTGCCTCCATTAGTATTTTCAAACCATTCAGAGCCACTATCTAAACTAGGAGCTTGTAATATTAATCTTTTACCATCTGCCTCATAAGCACTAAAAAAATGATAATGCCCCATAAGTAAAAGGTCAGAATCAGCTATTTCAGATCTAGCCAAAGATTGATTAGCTAACCAAGTTCTTGCTTTTGCTTGTGGATTGCCTCCACCTCTCATCTGATGCCCATGAACTAAAGTTACAACTGTATCTGATATATCTAAGGTTATAGATAAAGCATCTGGCATTATAAAGTCTATTTTATCTTTATATGCAGGAGCTTCTTTAAATATCTCTGCTAGTTCCTCTCCTAACATGATATCTCTATTGTCTGAGAAGCTAGTGAAACTTTTTCCTGATGATGTTCTTGGCTCTCCATGATTCCCTGCAATAAAACTTACTACAGTTTTATCAAACATTGGCACAAGCTCTTTTATAGCTGTATAAGCCATCCTCCTAGCTACTTTCTGCTGTTGTCTGTAATCTAGCTCTACTGTAAATTCTTGTTGAGCATAAAAGCCTGTACAACCCTCAACAATATCTCCTAAACCTGCAATAAATAACTGATCTATATTTTCTGATTTTCTTAATGTTTTAATTTGTTCTTTTATTTTAGGAATAGAATCCATCCATCTTTCAATAGTTGCTTCTGTTCCCTCTTTACCTATTTGCCAATCAGATAAAGCTATACAAAATGTTTTAGTATCTTTTGTTGGCTTTTTCTTAGGAGTTGGCTTCTTTTTCTTTGCTTGATTTAGCAGCTTCTTAAAATCATCATCAGGCATATAAGCCTTATTAGATACAATCTTTGCCTTAAAATAATATAATCTCTCAATATTTCCATTACCAATATTGCTATCCCAGAATCTTATTTCTGCTGTATCTTGTAAAACTTTATAATTTTTAGCATCTGCACCAAAATAACTTTCTAATTGTTCTTTCCAATCAATCTTATTTTCTTTTTGTGGAGCTGATACTATCTCTCCTGATTTAGTCTTTTCTGAATAAGAAATTGATGGCTCAAAGCCTTTTGGATGATTAACTTTCTTTTTTAATTGTCTAGGATTTCTATCCTGTACAGTTTCAGCAAACTTCTTTAAATTATTTGATTCTGCCATCTCTATAATCCCTAAAATATCTCCTTACTGTGTTGTAATTGAGATGTTTAAATTGCTCATATTGATCTACTAAATATTGAGCTGCTAAAGTATCTGAAATATATTCTGATTCAGCTTCTTTTGCCACTTTAAGAAAGATTTTCTTAGCTTCTGGATTATCTAATATAAATCTAGTTGCTGAATACTGCCCTGTAGGCTTCTTTCCCTGCTGTTCAGAGTATTGTAATAAAGTCATTATTCAACCTCCTATAAGTCTAGGTTAGTTGTTTATTAAGACAAATTTATGCAGAATCTGGCTTTGGATGAGCTTCTTTAATTGGTTGAATTATATCTGTTTTCCAAGCTTCTAAGCCATTGTGATAAATATAATCTAATTGCTCTCCATAGCTAGGATATGCTTCTAATCTTGCCTCTTTGTAGCCATTTTCTTGATTATAAAACTTTGAATCAGCACAATCTACAACCATCTGCTCAAAATCATCATCAGTTATAGGTAATCTTTCATTATTAACTTGTTTAAAGATCCCATCTCCATCTCTTAGAGCTTGAAGTTCTGATCTACACTCTGCTTTAAATTCCTCTAATGTTGCCATATCTCTCCTATCTTACTATATATTTCTTATACTTATTTCTTTAAACCATATAAAGTGAAAGTGGAACTTTCAATGTTTCCACTACTTGCATAAAATTGTAATCCATTGTGTGCTTCAGCAACAGTATAAATAAATCCACCTTGATTACCCTCAACTTGATTGCTAGTGTTTTGATATGTTCCCTCTTGTGTTAAAAAACTGTACTCTGAACTATTGCTAAAGTTAAACAAATACATAATATGATTAGATATTTCATTTGTTGCATTTCCTAAAGGATTTCCATTTAATCTCATTGTTGTTTGATTAGTTCCATATTGATTATTAAAAGTAGTTCCACTTCTCAAAACTTTAGCTGCCCAATCATAATTAGCAGTTGTTTGTGGAGTTCCACTAGCAGTTACTCTAGCTTGTAAAAATATATTATCTGTTGCACATTTTAAATTTGAAAACCTAACCATATACACATCATAAGTACTATCAATACCTGTTAAAGTTACACTTGCTACTGCTGATGTAACTATTTCTTCATCTATTTTTATTAAGCTACCTGCCATTATTTAACTCCATATACTGATACTGTTAAATCAAAATTTACACCTGCATTACTACTGTGAATATTAAAACCTGTTATTTGTTCAGCTACTTTATGTATTCCAATTTGTTTTGCACCTCTAAATCTATTACTTGCAGTATCATAACCACCTGCACCCTGTCCAATCATAAATGTATAACTTGAACTGTCATTGGGATTAAAGACATAATTAGCACTTCCTGCATTTTCATAATTACCAAGTAAAACTGTTCCATACATATAACCTAAACTTGTAAATCTATCATTATCAAAAGCTGCTTCACCTTTCATTGTTAGTCTTGCACTATCATATTCACTATCAGTAATTACACTTCCACCACTATCAATAAATCTGTGCCTCAAATCAATAACTCCTGTACCTGTTGTTCTATAATCAGCAGTTTTTTCTGTAACTTTATAAACTTTGTATTTATCAGTAAAGCAATCTGTAATATCTAGTGAATTAACATCTGTCCCTGTTACTTTTTTAACTAATTCTAAATTTCCTGCCATTAGCTATTCCTTAATTCCATATAAACTTGCAGTAATTGTATCTAAATTAGTTGATAAATCAGGTGTTAATCTAATTGCATTTACAGTTTGTGCAGTTGGTTGAACACCACCACCAAACCAAAATTCTGCTTCAGGTGTTCTAGTCCAAGACATATTATGAAATGTTATAAAACTATATTTAGAGCTATCCCCTAAATTATAAAAGTATATATATCCATTAGAATTTTCATTACTTGCAGTTCCTTGATTACCATTAACTCTTATTCCTGCATAACTTGTACTTCTGTTATCAAAAAATGCCCCTGTACTTCTACCACTTTGTGCAGCATATTGATAGCCACTTGTTGCAAAAGAACTTCCACCATCAGTACTAAATTGTATTTGTAAAACTCTTGCATCTGTTTGTGGTTTTTGTTTTGTAAAAGTCATAAAATGAACATTGTATGTACTTTCCTCTATGCTTGTAAAATCTAATGCTAATGTTGGGCTTGTTACTTCTTGTGTTTGTATTAATTCTAATTTACCTAAGTCTGCACCACTTAGCCCAAATCTAGCTGCACCTAATGGCATATTGTACTCCTAATTAAAATCTTGTAGTGCATTAAGTAATGGTGTACCTGCATCTAAGAACAAAAATGTTACTAAGTCTATAGCACCTGATCCTGTAGAAACTGTATATCCACCACCACCTGCTGTCTTTGCAGTTACATTACCACCACCAT